CTGCGGTCGCCTGGACCACATTCCAGCCGTTGTTGGACTTGTCACGCCATTCGGAAACGCCGGTCGCGATCGAAATCGTTGAGATGTCGGCTGCGTCAAGCCATACCGTCGGCCGCAACACCGCAGGCGACCACAGCCGCTGCTGATACTGTGCCTCCAAGTAGATGTTAGGCATACGCGGCATCAGACGATCTCTTCGCCGTACGTCCTCACATACAGTTCATTGCCGCTGGCTGCCGTCGTCGCGCCGCCGTTGTTCACAATGCTAAACCGCAAACTGTACGGGTACAGAGTAACTCGCGGGAAGATCGCAACCTTGGCGCTGTTCCCTGGCGTAATTGCCTGCGGGTAAACATCCCCGCCAACCTTGTCCGCCGTATCGGTCCCGTCATTGGTGGTCACACGCAGCGACACAGAACCACCAGTCGTCGCCGCAAACGCCGCCAACTTGAGCGTGATCGTCGCGTAGTAAGCCTTGGCCGTCGTGTTGTCGAAGGTAATCGTCGGGCCTTCAGAGCCGTTGGCAAGACTGTTCGCCGCGGTCGAAAGGATGTTCGCCGTTCGAACTGCCGGGGTTGAATAGGACGCGACTGCCATCACCGACCTCCGCGCGCAAGACCCACAGCCCGCGCATCGACATGAACCTTGTTGTGTTCAGCCCAAGACGGGTAGACCATATACCGCGCGGCGTCCAAAATCTTGAGCGCCTGCAAATCGGTCAGCAACCCGTTCTCAACAGCCAGATTGATGAGTTCGCGGGACGAAGGGCGGCTTATGTCAAACCGCCCCTGATCCACCAGCCGGCAGAACAAGATGAAAGGGCCGCGGGTGTATTGCTCGGCAGCGGCCAGGAACCTTGACGCGTCCTCCAAGCCAAGGATGTCCATGAAATCAGCCATGCCCCAGTTCGTCGGCGACCACCGCTCGATGCCCGGCAAGGTCGGATCTGGGGCGTTGAGTTTCTTGGCCGCGTCGCCATCCGACAGCAACACCATGTCCCGGTCCTGAAGTCTTTCACTCAGCATTTCACTCCTCCGTGATGTTGGAGCCAGAAAGAAGGCGTGGCGTGTTCCCAGGGTTGATTACCAGCGCCGCCGAAACAGTCCCCCGGTACAAAATCTTCCCTGGCCCACTGGCATCCGTACCGACCGAAAAGAACGGCGCAGTCGTCGTGGCGCCGCCAGAAGAAGCAGGGAAGTCAAGGTCAAACACCAGAGAAACCGAATTGCCCGACACCAGAAATGCTGCCGAAGTCCTGGCGACGCTTGCGCGAATATAAGAGGGGTACACAACCTCGAAGGTTGACTGGTCGCCAGCCTCACCAGGGTCAGCCGTGTGCAGGGCAAAATAAAGCCCAGTCAGCGGACTGACAGTCGCGTTCTGCGCCAGATTGGCAATCGTCCCTCCGTTGAATATCAACTTCAGGAGATCGTTTTCAAATACGTTGCTCTTCGCCATGTCGGCCCCTCCCGCCGTGTTAACTCATCGCGGGGTCGAAACAATCTCGACCTTCCTGGGTTCAGATGTGATCTTCACTTCTTTCGGTCCAGTCATGGCGCTGGTCACAGCCTTCATCATCTCGGCCATCTGCTTGGCGCCGTTCTCCGACGTTTGGGCCGCGGCCTGCTGCTGCTCTCGACTCGCTTGCGCCTTGGCCGCTTCCGCCTCGCGCTTGACCTCCGCGTCCATCATGATCTTCTCGCGGTCGATCTGAGCTTGGATCTGCAACTTCATGGTTGCCAGTTCACGCTCCAGGTTCATCTTCTCCTGGGCGATTGCGCGCTCGTTCGCCAGCCGCATCTCCTGGACCATCCGCTCGGACTCGACCCGCATCTGCTGCAACTGCTGGTCGCCAGCAATCCGCGCCTGCTCGATCTGGGTCTGAACCTGCTGCTTCTGCTGCTCCAGCATCATCTCCTGCTGGGCCTTCTGTTGCTCAAACTGCAACTTGGCGGCCTCGACCTGAGCCTTCTGCTGCTCTGCCATCGCCTTGGGGTCAGGAGGCGGCGGCGGCAGTTCCTCGACGCTGCGAGGCAGCAGACCGTCAATACTGTCGATCTCCATCTCCTCAAGAAGCCGCCGGGAGATCCGCAACAGAGCGTCTTGGTTGGTGGCGATCAACGGGTTCTTGGTCGCAAAGTCAAACAGGAACTGAGCCTTCTGAATGCGCGACTGCTGGCTTGCCAAGCGCGGATCGGCCACAGGCATAATCATCATGTCCTGGACGAAATCATCGGCCGTCACCATGCTGGCCTGCGCGCCATCCGGGGTCAGGGTCACGAACGCCTCGTGCCCACGGAAATACAGCCCATTGAGCCGATATATCTTGTTCAGTTCCCGCGACCAGGAATTGAGCAGGAACTCCTGCACCGACGTAAAGACCGTCAGCGCCTGGTCGATCAACTGGCTGACCGTAGACGGCTGAAGCACCTTGGTCACATCGCCAGACACAGCATCCGTCGTCGCGCCAATGCGCTGCGCGCGAGCCTCCAGGGCAGTCATGGCCTGCATGACTGTCGGCGGCGGCGCGGGGAACGAAAGCGTCTTGATGCCCTTCTGAATGTCGTCCGTGCTTGCCGAAACCGACTTGAACGACCCCAGTTCGATTTTGACCGGCCCCTTGTTGATGTTCAGGGACTCGGAGATGAACCCCGACATATTCCCGGCAATCGAAAGGGTCGTGGCGTCAATGAACTGCCGTAGCAGCTTGTTGATCGCAATGTTCGTGTTGCCGAGCAGGAACCCAAGGCCAAAGCCATAGAAACCGTCTGGGTTCACCAAGAACCGATAGTGGGTGTACTCCTCGATCGGCATCCGTCCGTTGGTCGGGCGCCCCGTGTTGTCCACCTCATAGCGGACCTCGATGCGAAGAAGCTCCTCCGAGGTAAGGTCCACCCACACCTTGTAAGGCTCTGCAATCCCGTCCCCGTCAAGGTCGAGATCGCGATGCTGCTCAATAATCTGGGCGTAGTCGTCGCTCTCCGCGTTGACCTGGACCACTCCGGTATCCTGGTCGTTTTGCTCCTGAATTGGAGAGCGGTACTGCCCGATCTGCATCGGGTCAGGGGCGACCAAGAAGTACCCCTCGCTGGCCCGAATGCGGCCCTCGTTCAGCGCCAAATGGATCAGTTCGGTCTTGCGGGGAACCTCGTCAATGCTGACTGGTCCCACCGCATAAGGCACGTACAGATCCTCTGCCCTGACAGGCCGGACGACAATCCGGTTCATCACCGGGTCAAAGTACGTCTTGGTGAAGTCCGAGCCGTGGACCGCGACGCGCAAAAGCATCGCCGCCTTGTCCTCCTTGTAGGACTGCTCCTTCACGAACAACGACCATTGAAGGTACTGCGCCACCCGCTTCGCCCTGTCTGACGAGTCCTCGCTCTGAGGGCCGACCGGGATGGCAGCCACAGGCATTCGGGAGGGGAAGAACGCCTTGTAGGCCCGCGCTTGGAAACTGTTGCAGGCTTCCGTAAGGATGCCAAGGCTCTCCGTGCTTGACCCCTCCCAGGGACGGTTTACGGGCGTGTCCTGCTGGTTGTAGACCGCCACCCAGTCGGCGTGCATGGCGTCCCAGCCCTGGCGCGATAGCCGATCGGACTTAAAGTCCTCAAGGCAGAGTTGCGCGATCTCCCGGCGAGCTTCCTTGTCGATGCCATCGGCAACGTTGACCAGGAAGGCCGAAAGAGGCGCGCGACGCCTGCGCTTGATCTTCGTGCTATCGCCCCGGTATTTGCTCATCCAAACTGTTCCTCGAAGCTAGGCAGGTTGCCCTTGGTGTTTTTCCAGAGATACGCGACCATGCCAGGCCCGTGCGCGTCCCAATGGATCCAGGGGCATTCGTTGAGGAACCGGCTGAAGTCCTGAGCCTGACAGAGAATGTCGCGATCGGTCCAGAATTGCTTCTTGGCTTTGCCCGCGCCGACTTCCATCAGGAAGTACTTTTCCGTGCCGTCCTGATGCCTTGCATTCTTGTCAATCTTGGACTCATCCAAGTGACAGGAATCAAAGGCATACAACCCGATGCTTGTGAACCCAAGGAACTGCCAGGCCAGGATCATAGCACGGCCGGCAGACGATGATCCGCCACCCATGAGAAATTTCTTGTGGTTGTCAGGCAAAACCGAAACCTCGTTTGCCCCAACCGCCGCATGCCAGCCCACCACACGGCCCCCGGTGTCGAGAAGCCGCTTGACCGTGCCAGGGTCAACCATCGACGCGCAGAAATAGATCACCCCTGGATGCGCCGCGGGAAGAAGGTCAGCCCGTGGCTCGCCGTGCGTCGAGATGCCTTCATGCGGGCGCGGGTCGAGCAGGACGCATGCCCTGGGGATGATCCCGGCGTTGATGAGCTTGCGGTGCGAATGCTTCACGCAGAACAAGAAAGCGCCGTCGGCCACCTCTTTGCGGATGGCGTCCAAGGTCTCGGGCAGATCCAGACTGGGACCAGCCGACACGATGATAGCCCGCCTCCGGTGCGGCAACGTCCCCTGGACCCACTCCTTCACTTGGTCAAGGTTGGCGACGATGTTGGCCCGGATGGTCTCTTCATCAACGCAGTTCTGCGTCTTGACCAGCATGTTGGTCTGGTAGGCGCCGTTGGTGATTTCGCGCGCCTGCTCCTTGCTGATCACCTCAAGTTCGCGGTGCCGGAAGACAGGGAGATCGGCGGGGAATGGCGTGTCCCGATCAACGGCAAGGTGGATGAACCCGCCGCCCTTGGCCGGCTCGATGCTCTCAAAAGCCACCAAGTCCGTTCGAACATTGTTGATACCAAAGCGCGTGGTGTCCACATGCGCGCCGGTCGCGTCCTGAGAGTACCAGCCACGATAGATGACTGTCTTGCCCGTCAACTTCGGGACAACCTCGCGCAGCAGTTCGACGGGCTGCATGTCGCAATCCAGGACGACGACATCCTCGACAATGCCGTCAAACGGGCCAGTCGGGCGCACGATCTTGGCCGTCCTGCCTTGCAAGAGACGGGCCAGGATCTCGGCATTGGTCAATGCTTCGGCCTGGAACTTGCGGTTGCCCTTCTTGTGGTAGAAGAAGTCATTGAGGATTGAAGCCTCAAACGCATCCAGCCCATGCGGCCCGACGCCGGCTGGCGCCAAGTCTTCCCAGACCGAATCAGCGAACTTGGTGTGGGCGACCAGCATAATCATGAACGCATGGCTGTCGTGCCATTCATTCAGCTTCAGGATGTTGTCGCTTTCATACAAATTGATAAAACGATTCAGAAAATCCCGTCCTTTGCGACGCAGGTTGAACGACATGAACCCGCATTCAGGGTGCGGCGCGCTATCGGCTCTGGACAGCAATGCGCCGTCCTTGTCGTCCGGGCAGATCTTCGCCAGCAGGTCGTCCGTGATCTCGGCCTTGGTTTCGACATCCCCGTCAAGCCAGATCAGATAGTCGTATCCTTCGGCGTCCTTGAGCGCCGCCTTGAGGGCAAAGACCTTGTGGGCAAAACGCAGCAAGTCCTTGCGGTAGTCGTAGCCTGGATGGCTGGCATCCAGAACCTTGTCGGCATGGCGCTCCTTAAACGCCGTGAACTGCTGGTCAATGCTCAGGTGCCAGTCGGTCACAACCAGCTTGGTGCAGCTTCCAGGCCAGTACTTGTCGAACGTCTCGACCCACCGGCGCCCATAGAGTTCGTAACCAACGTCCGACCAACTCGTAACAACCAGCGCGCGCATCTCAATCCCTCCTGGCAAAAACCTGGTCTTTGTTGACCCGACCAACCGGCAGATAGCCAAGGTTGCACAGATAGATGGTCGTGTCTGTATCTGGCATCTCAACAATCAGGACCGGCTTGTCGCGCCGCAACAGCATGTTGGCGCCCATCAGAATGTCCTGCTCGGCGCCCTGGGTGTCGATCTTGATGAGCTTCACCGGCGAAGTCAGGAACAGGTCGATAGGGAACACCCGGATCTCGCCCTTTTCAAAAGGGACAAAGCTCCTGGCGCCAGAGTTTGGCTTGTGGTCCACCTGAACCGATCCCCAGCCATTGGTGCGGCCCAGGGCAGCGTGGATCGGCTTGACATTCGGCAACATGGCCGTGTTCTCGACCAGACAAGCGTAGTTTTCAAAGTCAGGCTCAAAGGCCAAGACCTCAGAAAACACCCGCATCCGTCGCGTAAAGATGCCCACATGGGCGCCGGCGTCGATCGCCGTGCATTGATGGTCAATGTCGTCAACGTATCCCATCGCCATGTCGAACACGGCCTTCTGGTATTCCGTGACCTTGCCGTGGAAGTGATCGTCGTCGGCGGGAAAAACCAACCCGTCCCTCAGAACCTGTCTCATTCGAATCTTCCCTCCGTTTTCATCATTTCGTCGTACTCTGTCGTCCACCAGGAGGCGAACGGGCAGTCGCGCATGTGGTCAAACCAGGGACCGCCTTCGGTAAAGTGCATCAGCCGGGGCTTGACCTTCCACCGCTTGCTGTAACCGACCAGGAAGTTCCATCCAGGGTCTAGGGCGCCTATCTGCGCGTCGGTCAGCCATGAAAACCGATGCAGGAACTCGCCCGTCATAGTGTTGACGATGTTAGGCGTCAGCGCCCTGTTGGCCGGGTGCGAACAGTTCCACAAGATGACCGACGACCAGTTTTTGCGCGGATACCAAGACTGAATCTGGCCGTCCATCTTGCGCGTCGTTTCAGGAACGTGGTCGAGCTTCACGACCATGACGGCGTATCTGTTGTCCCGCTCGGCAAGCAACTTGCCGATGTCGTCCAACCAAAGGACATCGCAATCGGTAAACAGCGCCCAGCCCTGATAGTTCTGAAGCGCGGGCACCAAGAACCGGGTGAAGGCAAACTCAGTGCTGAACGGACGGCCATCCACAACGTCGTGCATGATGCCGTTCTCGGTCCGCCACTCGCGCGTGAACAAGCCAGACCCGCGCAAGTCTCTTGCCTTCAGGGGGCGGACAACCAGCGGGATTGACGACTTGCGCTGAGCAGAGAACATGGCGACATCAAACGCCTCACGTTCCCTGGCGTCGTAGCCTATCCAGTAGGGAAGGGGGTCAATCTCCATCGAAGACCACCTCAATCTGGCATGAACTGGTTGGGATGATGGCTGGCAGCGAGTTGAACATGCCGAACCACCAGTCTGGTGGCTGGATGGTCAGGTGCGCGTTGCGGCCATCGGGCAGGCTCTTCTTCGCCTTCTTTGTCGAAATAGAGAAGAAGGCAAACTTCTTGGCGCGGATGACGACGTTGAACATCGCACCCATGATTTCCTTGCCTTCAAGATGCTCCAGCACGTCGCAGCAAATGACGCCATCAAACGGTCGCAGGGCATTGGGCAGGACATCTATGCCAGGAACGGCAGGGTCATACATCGTCGGCTTGGCAACGCCCCACGCCTCATGGAGCTTCTGATCGTCGTACTGCATTCCCTGGCCGCTGCCATAGTCCAGGATGGTTTTGGCGCTATGCTTGTCAATCAGGCTCTTGATCTGGGTTGACCATTTGCGGGTGCTGTGGCCGCGGAAATGCCCCTCTTGGTGCATCTTCCGGTACATCTCAATGTTGCTCATGCGACCCTCTCGGCAACGACCCACATATCAAGGCCCTTTCGGTTGAACTTGGCGTCGTGGCTGGCTTCCTTCACATAGAACCCGGCCTTGTTCAGTTCCTGCACGAACTCCCGGACAGTCCAGACATACTGGTTGCCGATACTGCCTTCCCATTGGTCGCCGTACAGCGCCCATTGCCCGACGTTGAGGTAGCCCAGGGGCGTGGCAATGAGATCGCCCGCCGACTGACGCTCGCGCAGCAGAATTGCCTTGTCCAAGTCCGGCATTTCGATTGCCAGCAAACCCTGGACGCGGAGCTTGTCGTACCAATCGCGCAGCAGGTTAACGACCAGCCACCGGGGCATGGTCTGGACAACCCCCGTGCAAAGGATCTGGTCGATCGAGCCTGGGGTGGCGTCTAGCGGCTCGGCGTAGTTCTCGACATGCAACCAACCGGGGATCTGGTCCCCACCCAGCTTGAGGCGGATGATCTCGAATCCTTCCGCCTTGGCGCGTTCGTTGATGGTCATTTGACCAGCCTTTCGAACGTGGACCATTTCATGTAGACGCGCGGCTCGTTTTCGGGCTTGAACGGCTCCGGGTCAATCCTGACCACCAGGATGTCGGCGCGGCCAAGCCACCTTTCGCCCGTTGCCCAAGCGTCATTCTTGCGCTGCTTTGCTTCGACCAGCACCCGATTGCCGTCTTTCAGCACGGCTTCGACATCATGCGGGAAAGCGTCAAAAGCGCCAGAACCTGGCTGGCGCCGTGCCAGCAAGCCCAAGCCCTCAAACTGCTTGACGATCCATTGTTCCAAGCGTCGGCCCTTAGCCTTCGCAGACTTGGCTTTGATCATTTGCCCTCCAAGGCGATCTCGCCGTTTGCCATCATGTGTTCCAGCGCCGTGCCGTTCTGCATCTCGCGCACGGTAAAGTTCCTGCCAGCGATATACGCCAGCGCCAGCATCCTCTCCTTGTCCTCTCCCGCCCAAACCTGATTGCAGCCAGGCATGTGGTTGCGGTTGCCGGCAATCAGGAACGGAATCCCGCGTTGCAGGCACTCTACGGAAATCGTGCTGCCGAAAGACGCAAACGCGCCAAGGTTGGCATAGAAGTCCTCTTGTTTCGGCCCCTTTTCGTAGACCCGAAACTCAAGATTCGGCCAAATGTCCGTCGCCACACGCTTGACAACAAGGTCAAAATTAGGCGGCAGGTTGGCAAACCTCCGCATGTGGTCGCTTGGCGGCTGATAGGCCAAAATTTGACCACCTTGGGGCGGTTTATAGCCAGAAACCCGCAAAATCCCGGCCGAAAGTAGCTCATCAAGCCTCTTTCGGTCGTTTTCCGATGGCGTCCGGTAGGTGTTGCTCTGGCATTCAGCCGAAAAGCGGTAGTACCCGTCCCACTTGTTCAGCCCAGACGACCGATGGAACATGCCGTGATCGACATGAATCCACCGTTTGCCCTGAGCTTTGCAGCGCATCCTCAGATCCTGGGCGTAGAGGATGCCATAGTGCATGTTGTTATGCCCGAGTTCGTCCCCATGCCATGCTGGGGTTGCGCCCAGAAAGGACTTTGCCAGGATTTCGCCCTCGGGATGAGGCGCCCGGTACGGGATAAAGAACTTCAACGCTGCCATAATGCCCTCCAGAAACGAACTAGACTTATCTGCGGCGTCTCACCGCATATGGGTCTTGCGCAACCCCGCCGTGTTGCTCGGCAAGCTCACGCATTTCATCGTTATAACGATCTTGCTCCGTTGTCACCCTCAAAAACGCCGACAGGAGTAGCGTCGTTTCGTCATAGCAATGGTCCTCCTGCGTCCTGGTCGCCGGCCCCTTGTCGGGTTCCATCGTGTCTAGCACAAGGCCAGGCACCGTTCTCCAGAAATGTCGGCAGTTGGCCGTTACATAGAACATCGGAACCGTTTTGCCATCGTCCGACCGCTCGCCAACCAGCCGATTGACAATCTCGGTGTAGTTCGCCTTCCGATCGCGCCTGCCTTGCTTGAGGATGATCCGTCCATTGGTCGCAACGCGCATGTTCTGCTGCGGACTCGGCCCATCCTGACTCGCCCACATCTGCGGGTCAGCAATCCGCAAATCAATCGGCGGCAGTTCCATCTCCTGTTCCAGTTTTAGGATTTCGCGGGCAACCTCCCCCGACGACATGCGGCACCCCGTATCCGCCTCTCCAGACCAGCCGTACCACTCGGCAAACCGTATGACCGCCCCCTTTGGCAGATGAACCTCCGGGAACCCGTTCTTTGCTGCCAGCACGGCGCCTTCGCTTATCGTGTACCACCCCACCGAAAATGGCTTGGCTGTCCCCCAGTCCATAGCCATGACGTGCGTCCAATGTCTCGGTGGCTTGAAGTGCCGTACCATATGCTTCCCGCGCTCAAGCATCGAGAGTGCGGCTCCAGCCACCACATCCCAGTCGCCGTCCCGGAGTGCCTTGGCCCGTTCGGCTGACAAGGCGGTAAAGGTTCCCTCATAGTTCTCCACATCCAGGTAAGGGTTATCGTCCATCCGGGCCGGGATGTAGACGCTCTTCCACCCCTTGCTCCGCTTGGTCGATGTCGTCCGGTCATAGAACACGTGCATCGGCGGCGCCTGCTCGATGAACACCTCGCGCAGAAAGTTATGCGCCGGGCCTCCAGGGTTGCTGCCAATGACAATCCTGGGAAACATATCCTGCTGCGTCGGCTGCCACCGGCCAAGCCGCACTCGGGTCCGCAAGAACTTCAACTGATCCGGCAGGAACAACGCCCCCTCGTCCACCCCCAACCAGTGCATCTCCGCGCCCTGGTACTTGAAGATGTCCGCTTGGTCCTCGGCAAAACAGAACTGAAGGAAACTGTCGTTGTAAAACGTCAGCTTCCGATCCGTCTCCTTCCACGTCGCCACCTCGGGCGGAATCGCCATCTGCTGGATCGGAATCAGATGGTTGTCCTTCAACTCCGGATACGTCCTGCGAAACAGGTATGCCTGCAAGCCAGGGTTCTCCAGGCAGGCAATCAAGCCATCCATCCTGAGCGCGTGGCTCTTCCCGCCCCCAGCCGCCCCGCCATACATCACCTGCCTGGCGCGAACGGCATGCAGCACCTGCTGCTTAGGGCTTGGCAGGTAGTCCAAGGACCATTTGGCCATGACATGCAGCCTTTATGCGGGCGCGGGCGATCTCAACATACTCGGCCTCGCGCTCAATGCCGATGAAACGGAAGCCCTCCAGCGCCGCCGCCTTGCCGGTCGAGCCGCTGCCCGCGAACGGGTCGAGGACGACGCCGCCCGGTGGGGTGACAAGGCGGCAGAGGTAGCGCATAAGGTCGGTGGGCTTGACGGTGGGGTGGTTGTTGTCGTCGCCGCGATCCGCCTTGCTTGCCTTCGCGCAGTAGAAGAAGCGGGCGGCGCTGCCGGAGTCGCCGAATCCCGTGTGCATGTAAATACCGCCGCGACTTGCGCCGCTGGCGACGTGTCGCCCTGGGTCGGTGTGCATTCGGTTCATGGGTTGCCCGCTCTTAGTCTCTGGAAACAGCCCCACCACCTCCTCGCTGCCGTCGTGGATCAGGTTGGCGGGCCAGCGGCCCTCGACGGTCTTGGGGCCTTGCCCGCCATCCCACTGGTCGCCAACGATGTTGTGAGAGCCTGGACGGATACCCTTGCTCTCAAAAGTCCTCTCGTCCGTCCCCACCCTGCACCCATCCACATTCAGCGCACCCGTGCCGTGCGCCAACACATTCTCCGCGACCGTGCCGATAAGCGGCTTGCGGGCGACGGTGATCGGCTCCAGCGCGGGCTTGAGGGCGGTGCCCCATCCTTCCCACCGCTTCGCGTCGTCGGTGACAGGCTCCGACGAGGGGATCATGTTTCCCTCGTCGTAGTACGCGGAATCTCGATAACCCTGCGCCGCGTTGCCTTTGTTGAGCGACGCCATGCCCCCTGTTTTCGGTCCCGGCACCTTCTCGCGCTCCGCGCCCGCCGCCTTGTCAATCGCCTTGCTCACGTCCAGCGACTTCGGGAAGCCCGACCCGTAGACCCACGCGATCATATCGCGGATCTCAAAGCCGGCATCTTCGATGCGGACGGCCATGCGGTGTTGCGTGCGTGTCCCGGCGAACGCCAGCAGGTGCCCACCGGGCTTCAGCACGCGCAGGCATTCCGCCCACACTTCGACGCTGGGCACGTCGTAATCCCATCGCTTGCCCATGAACGCCAGCCCATAGGGCGGGTCGGTCACGACCGCATCAACGCTCGCGTCCGGCATCTCTCGCATGACGGCGAGGCAATCGCCGTGGCGGATCTCCTGCATCACAGGACTAGGGCTTGGCAGGTAGTCCAGGGACCATTTGTTGGCCATCCAATACCTCCGGAGTCACATCGACCACCCCATGCTTCGCCGCAATCGCCTGGTCCCGGCTGACATTGATCTCAATGACCAGCTTGTCCTGCTGCACCCGATCCTGACGAAACTCCTCCTTACCAACATTCCGCTCCAACATCCACGCCGCCGCCCGCCAATCCTCCGACCGCATCACCTTCTCAACCAACGGCCTAGCCGCCAACGCACGAGCCTGGACAAACAACTGGTCAATCTGCGGCCGCGTCTGCCGCATCTTGCTCACCTGAGCCGTAGAAAGACCCGCCCCCTCACACGCCAACCCTATCGGCACCCCACGCGCCAACGTATCCAACGCCACCGCATACGCATCCAACTGAAACCCCTCCCCAACCCCACACCCCACCAACGCATCCAACCACATCTCAACACTCGTATACCCCTCCAACCCACCCTCCACCACAACACCCTGCCTCCGCGCCATAGCTCCTTCCCTCCGCTCATGATCCCAAGAAGAATACCTACCCTCAATCTCCCGA